GGCTAATCGCGTCAAGCATGTTGCGTTTTTGTGAGAAAATGTTGAAAAACACTTCCCACGTTCACAAGGGGCTTGCAATGCGAAAAAAGAATCGAAGAAAAGAGTTGCATCACAAGCGGCTTGCGATAAATTGCTCTCACCATGAAAACGAAAAGCACCCATCTCACCCGCAAGCTCGAAGCGATTCGCGAGCGCCTCAACGCGCAAGACCTCGAAGAGCTCGTCGCCTTCCTCGAAGACTTTGACCTCAAGGCGCCCGCAACGAAGCTCGAAGCCGTCGAGAAAATCATGAGCCTCGCCGAGCGCGGCGGCTCGTGGCTTCAAGAAATCGACAAGGGCTATCACGCCTGGAACACGCCGAGCGAGGCGCCCGCCCCGAAGCTCGAGTTGCCCCGCGCAATCCCGACAACCCGCGCGAAGCTCGAAGCCGACCCCCGCGTCGATTCCGTCTTCGTCGATGAGTCGCCCTTCATGCGCGGCGAATCTTACCGCGTGCTCATCTACCTCGCCGACGGCTACGTCGCCGAAGATCAAACCTCGACGCTCTACGGGCGCACGATTCGCGAAGCCGCTCAAGGGCTTCGAGGCGTCACCGAAGGCGAACCGATTTGAGCCCCGCGCTCGCCGCACCGAAGAAGCCGAGCTCGAAAGGACTCGGCTTTTTTCGTGCTCACTCTTCGAGCAACCCGAGAAGCTCGTCGTCGCTCTTCGTGTAGCGCTCGCAATGGCGCGCGATTCGGTCGAGCGTCTCGGCGTTGAGTTGCTTCTCGGTGAGGCGAATGACCTTGAAGCCGAGAAGGGCGGCTTCGAGATACTTCTCGCAATCCTTCTCGAATCCCGAGCCGCGCGAGTGCCGCCCCTTCACCCATATTCCGCCCTCGACCTCAATGATCGTCATGCTCTCAAGGTGCGCGAAGTCGGCGCGCCATTTCCGAATGGGGTGAAATTGATACTCGGGTGCGAGCTCGGGACCGCTTACGCTTTTCCAAGTGAGTTGAAAACGTCGCTCAAGGTGAGATGCCATCACCGAAGCGCAAGACGTCAACGGCGAAGAAGAAAGTCGCCCCGAAGAAGAAGGCGCCCGCACGCAAGCGGGCACCCGCGAAGAAGGCGGCACCCTCGAAGCCGTCGTCACCCATCACCGCCGACATCGCCGAGCGACTCTTGCGCGCCGACCTCGCGAACATCGTGCGCAAGGTGAAGTCGGGCAAGACGCTCACCGCACAAGAGCGGCGCACGTTGCAAGCCGCAAGCGATGGTGACGACGACGCGACCGCACCCGCCTTCGTCAAGAATTACACCGAGCTCGCCGAGATTCTCGGCGTGACTCGACGCACCCTTCAAGACTGGCGAAAGATGGAGGGCGCGCCCCAAGCGGCGAGCAACGGCGAGCACGACGTCGCGGCGTGGCAAGACTTTCAACGGCGCATCGGCGGCAAGGGCGCCGCTCAACCCGAAGACACCGAAGCCGAAGACGGCTTGCCGACCGAGCCGATTCTCAAGCGGCGCAAGCTCTTGCTCTTTTGTCGAGAGAAAGAGATGCAACTCGCCGAGAAGCGCGGCGAGCTCATCGACGTCGCCCTCGTGCGGGCAACCTGGGCGAAGAAGTGCGCGGCGGCGAATTCGCTCTTGCGCAAGCGGCTCGAAAACGAATTGCCGAGCGAGCTCGAAGGAATGGAAGCCGCCGACATTTACGAAGAGCTTGTGAAAGTCGTTGACGAATTCAACGAAGTCATGAGCTCGGGCGATTCGGCGGGGCTCGAAGAAGAGGGCGACGCATGACCGACAAAGAAGTGCTTGAGCATCTATGGCGCGACTCGTGGCACCCGCCCGACCGTCGCCCGCCGTGGCAATGGTGCGAGGAACACGTCGAAACGATTCCGCACTCACCGAAGAGCGGGCGCTTTCGGTCGAGTGAGTCGCCGTGGCTTCGCGAGCCGCTCGAAGAAATCGCGAACCCGCGCACCGTGCTCATCTCGATTCTCGCCGCGATTCAATCGGGCAAGACTCTTTTCGCCGAGCTCGGCATCGCGTGGAAATTCGTCAACTCACCTTGCCCGATGCTCGTCTTGCATCAAAAAGATGACGACGCTTCGCACTATTGGGTGAACCGATTCCGCCCCTTTTGCGAAGCAATCAAGAGCGTCAAGGCGCTCATGCCGAAGGGTGACGCCTACCGCACGAAGATCAAGAAAGACTTCGCGAGCTTCGTGAATGGCGCGACCGCTCTCTTCAAGGGCGCCTTCAACAAGAAAAATCTTCAAGGCCACACAATAAAAGAAATCTGGGGTGATGAAGTTTGGCAATGGCCCGAGGGGCACATGACCGAAGCCGAGGGGCGCGTCTCATCCTATGACTTCAACTCGCTCGTCGTGTTCTACTCGCAAGGCGGCGAGAAAGACGACGACACCGACAAGAAGCACGAGACGACCGACAAGCGCGAATGGAATTACAAGTGCCCCGAGTGCGAGGGCTTCTTCCCGTGGGAATGGTCGCAAGTCGAATGGAGCGACAAGGCAAAGCAAGCCGACGGCACCTATGACTTCAACGTCATTCGAGCAACCGCAAAATACAAGTGCAAGGGGTGCTCTCACGAATTCGACGACACGCGCTTCAATCGAAAGGCGATGAATCGTGCGGGCAAATACTTCGCGACGAATCCCCAGGCGCCGAAGGGCAACGTCGGCTTTCATTGGAATCAACTCGTTTGCAAGTCGTGGGGCTACCTCGCCGAGCTTTACGTGCGCGCGAAGGCTCTCGCTCGCAAGGGTGACATGGAAGAGCTCAAAAAGTTCTATCAAAAGCGCCTCGCTATTTCATGGGAAGACAACCTCGAAGCCTTTGAAGCCGACATCACCCCGAGTAACTATGACCCCGCCGAGCAATGGGAAGGCGAGGGCATCATTCACCGGCAAGGCTTTATCACTGAGCGAGCCGAGCCCGTCTTCGAGGAAGACTTCGAGAGCGACGAGGAAGGACTCGAAGAGGCTCGCCGAGAGTATCGCGACACGATGCGCGGCTCAACGCCGTTGCGCTTTCTCACCGTCGATTGCCAGCAAACGCACTTCTTCGCCGTCGTGCGCGCCTGGGCACCCGATGGCTCAAGCCGACTTCTCGAATGGAAGGGCGGCGAGAAGGGTGAGAAGTCTCTCTTGCTTTGGGAAGACATCGAAGAGCTTCGCGCGAAGTGGGGCGTGAAGCCCGCACTCACCTTCATCGACAACGGCTTTGACACGAGCAACGTGAACCTCGAATGCGCGAAGCGAGGCTTCACCGCCCTTCAAGGCTCGCCGCGTTACACGTTCAACCATCGCGTCACTAAGCGCGATAAGAGCGGGCACAAGCGCCGCATGAATGTCGAGCGCTATTACTCGACGATGAAGAAAGTTGCGCTCGGCAAGAAGGGCGTCATCGCCCGCGTGCACTATTGGAGCAACCTTCACATCAAAGACACGCTTGCGCGCCTTCGCTCGAATCAAGACCCCGCCGAGGGCTCAACCTGGGAAGTCTTCGACGGCGTCGAAAAAGCATACCTTCGGCAACTTGACGCCGAGCAACGCATCAAGGACGGGAAGACGGGAAAACCGCGATGGGTGCAAATCGGCAAGCGCCCGAATCACTTGCTCGATTGCGAGGCGATGCAAGTCGTCGCGGCAACGATTCTTCGCATTCTCGGAAGTGAAGCGAACGTCGGCACGGGCGCCGAAGCCGACCCCGATGAGGGCGAAGAATAGCAGTTGCATCGTTCATTTAAGTGCGGATTATAATACGCATGGAAACCGAAAAATTTGCCTTGATAGGGTGCGAGTGCTCGGGCGTCGTTAGCGACGCATTCGCCGAGCACGGCGTCACCGCACTCTCTTGCGACTTGAAGCCGTGCGAGCGCGGCGGGCGTCATATTCAAGCCGACGTGATTGACGCAATCAATTCTCGCGAGCAATGGGATTTCATCGGCTTGCACCCCGAATGCACCGCGCTCGCCGTCTCGGGTAATCGCCACTACGCCGAAGGCAAGCCGCTTCATCACAAGCGCATTGCGGCGGTGAAATGGACGGTTGACCTCTGGAACCTCGCGAAGAGCAAGTCGCGATTCGCGTATCTCGAAAATCCCGTCGGCGTCTTGCCGAAGATGGGCGGCATGACCGGCAAGCGCCAAGTCGTGCAACCGTGGCAATTCGGGCACGGCGAAGTCAAGGCAACTTGCCTTTGGCTTCACAATCTCCCCGAGCTCAAGCCAACGAATATCGTCGAAGGTCGCGAGCCTCGCGTCTGGAAAATGCCGCCGAGCGATCAAAGGGCAACCGAGCGCTCTCGCACGTATCAAGGAATTGGTGACGCGATGGCGGCGCAATGGTCGCCGCTCTTGTGAGCCCCAGTCTCACCCAGTCTCGAAGAAGCCGCGCTCGAAAGGGCGCGGCTTTTTTCGTGCGCGTTGACATCGCCGACTTCGGCGAATGCAAGTGCCCGACTATTACACCGGCTTCACTCAAGAAGAAGTCGAAGAGATGCTTCGAGTCTTCAAGCCCGAGCTCAAGAAGTGCATCGCTCAATATGCGAGCAACGGCGATTCGGTGACTCGCATTCGGCGCGATGAGTTGCGCCTCGAAGTGCTCGGTTGTCAACGGGCGCTCAAGAAATTTGACCCCGACACCTACGGCAAGCGGCACCGCACAATGACGAGCCGAGTCGATGGGCACATTCCCCGATAAAGCATGAGCAAACCTTCACTTCTCTCTCGACTCAAGATTGCGGGCTCTCTCCTATGGGGTGGCGGCTCGGCATGGGAGGGCGCCAACACATCGCCGAATCGCGGGCGCATCAACGGCGCCGCACCGAGCGACTTTCATCATGAGTTTTCTGGATGGGCACGCGATGAGCTCATGATGAAAATGCGTTACTTGCGCAAAAACTCGGGCTTCGTGCGCGAGTATATCAACACGCTCGCTTTATATTCGGCACCCGTGAAACCGCAAAGCCTCGTCGAAGATCACGAATGGAGAAAGGAAGCCGAAGAGCTTTATGCCGACCGCCGACGCATCGCCGACGTCACGGGGCGCTTCACGGGTGAGCAAGTGCAAACGCTCATCTCGAAAGCCATCGACACCGACGGCGAAATCTTCGTGCTCAAAACCATCGACCGAGCGAATGACTTGCCCCGCCTTCAACTCATCGAGGCGCACCGAGTCGGCGACTTCGGCACGCATAACACCATCGACGGCATCAAAGTAAATGCAAGAGGGCGACCGACTGGCGTGAATGTCATGCAAGACAACGGAAAAAGCCGATTGATACCCATGCGCGGAATTATGCACGTATTCGACCCCGAGAGCGCAACGGCATTGCGACACCCTTCGCCGCTCGCTCACGCAATCAATCACCGGCTCGACGTTGAAGAGCTTTTAGCCATCGAGAAGAAGGGCGTGAAAGACAACCTCGAAGTCACCCGCATCATTCAACGGCTCGCTGGTGACGACGTCGATGACGACGAGCTCAACGAGCTTCTCGGCGGCGACGGTGCAACGCGCGAAAGCACGACCGACCCGAAGGCGATGCAAAAGATTCTCGGCGGCAAAGCCTTCATCACCGAGCCTGGGGAGAAGGTCGAGTCATGGGTGCCGAATCGCCCGACGCCGACCTTCAACGGCTTCATCGACATTCTCGACCGAGAGAGCGCGCTAGGCACGTTGCCTTACGAATTCTTCATCAACCCCTCGAAGCTCAACGGCGCCGCCGCGCGCCTCATCACGGCGCGAGTGCAACGCATATCAATGCGCCGCTCGCAAGTGCTTCTTGAGCGCTACCTTCGCCCCGACTGGTTTTTTGTCATCGGCACCGCAATCGACAACGGTGAGCTCGCACCCGTGAAAGGGTGGCACCGAATCGCGGGGGGCTTCCCGAAACAAGTCACCGTTGACGCGGGGCGCAACGACGAGAGCCTTCGCCGCAACCTCGAAATGGGCGTCGTGACGCCGAGCGAAGCCTTCGCCGAGCAAGGGCGCAGTTTTGAAGAGGCGATGGAGCAAAAAGCGCAAGACTTAAAGGCGCTCGAAGCTATCGCCGAGCGCAACGGAATTGACCCCGCACAACTCTTCGCCTTCGCGGCGAAGGCGGCTTCGGCAATGACGCCGCCGAGCGCGAAAGAGCCAAGGTAATTTTTTACGCACAACACCGCACGCACAACATGCCCGAGAACACCCCCGAAAAAGAAGGGTGCGATTGCCTTCGCCCCGATTGCGTTGAATGCTGGCAACGAGAGAATCGTCGCGCTATAGCCGAAGCCGCCGAGCCGCCGAAGTCGTGCGGGTGCGGGTGCGACGATTGCGTCGAGTGCTTTCCTCAATCAGCTTTTTGCACCGATTGCGGCGAGAATCACGGGCTCAACCCGTGCCTCGAAGCGAAGGCGCCTTGCACCCATTGCGGGCACAAGCACGAAGAAAGCGAGCCCTGCGTCGGCGACGCCGTGCTTCCCGACTCGGGTGCCCGCTCTCACTTCGAGACGGGCGCGGTGCGCGACGCGAGCGAGGGCAAGGGCTTCTTCGCCATGATTCCGCCCGAAGCCGAGCGTCGCATCGCTCGGCGTTTCGAGGACGGCGCTCGCAAATATGGGCCCGAAAACTGGCGCAAGGGCATCCCGCTCTCGCGCTATCACGACGCAATGCGGCGGCACCTTGCCGCCTGGGCTCTCGGCAAGACCGAAGAAGATCATCTCGGCGCCGTAGGGTGGAATTTTGCCGCCGCCGTATGGACCGAGCGCGCCATCTATGAGGGGAAATTGCCCGAGTCGCTCAACGACCTTCCCGAGCGAGGGGAACACAACCTCGAAGAAGTGCGGGCTTTTCTCGCAAGCGTGGCACTTTGACACGGTGAGCTTGTCGATGAAAGACAAGCTCGAATTTTTCAAACGCCCCTGGGCAATCACTCGTGACGCCTTCGAGATTCTCGCTGGTTACGACTTCGACCGATGCGAAGATTCGCCCGCGCTCGCCGAAGTGAGTCTCGAAGAATTCAACGAGAAGCTCGAAGTCGATGAGCTCAACGGTATTGCGAAGCTCGACATCTCGGGCCCGCTCATGCAAAACCCCTCGCTTCTCGCGCGCTTTTTCATGGGTGCCGCCGACCTAGTGCGAATCGAGAAGCTCATTCGCTCGGCGAAAAGCAACCCCGACGTGCGGGCTCTCGTGCTTAACATGAACACCCCAGGCGGCACCGTCACCGGCACGCCCGAAGTCGGCAATGCCGTCGCCGACTTCGTCAAGAGCGGCAAGCCCGCTTACGTCTTCTCGAATGGGCTCGTCGCATCGGCGGGCTATTGGATCGCGGCGCCAGCAACCGAGCTCGTCGGCACCGAGTCTTCTCGATGGGGAAGCGTCGGCGTCATTCGCCCTCACGTTGACTTGAGCGAAGCCCGTCGGCAAGCGGGCATCAAGGTCGAGCTATTCACGAGCGGCAAGCACAAAGCGGCGGGCGCATTCGCAACCTCTCTCACCGAAGAGCAACGCGAAGAAATCAAAGCCGAAGTCGAGAGGCTCGGCGCGAAATTCCGCGAGCACGTCAAAGAGTATCGCCCCGACATCGACGACGAAGACCTTGAAGCGCTCGTTTACTACGCCGACGACGCGAAAGCGAAAGGCTACCTCGACCGCACCGTCGCGAATTACGACGAATTTATTGCGGGCATCATCAAGAAGCACGGTGCGGATTCCCTAGGCACCGCCGCTCAAGTTGACACGGTGAGCACGGGTGAAGATCAAGGCGACCTCGCCGATTCCGAAACCATGAAAAACGAAACCGACAACACCGAACACGACGACGAGCTCGACACGGGCGCCGAAGTCGAAGGCGAAGTCGAGGACACCGCAAGCGAAGGCGAGGGCGCACCCGAGGGCGCGACCGATTCCGCCGACACGAGCGACGACTCAACCGCCGAAGACATCGCGACCGAGAGCGAAGCCGCCGACACCGAAGACGAAGTCGAGCTCACCGAGAGCGAAGACGTCACCCCCGACGTCGCTCTAGCGAATGCGCTCAACCGAATCGAAGTGCTCGAAGGTAAGCTCGAAGACTTCGACGCGAAAGTCGATGAAGCCGCCGCAAAGAAGGCGGCTCGATTTGCCGCCGAAGCCTCGACCGACGCCGCCGACGTCACGACCGAAGGCGACGCAACCGCAACCGAAGAATCTCGCTTTTCTTCCATGAGCTCATCTGAGCTATGGGCTGAATATGAGAAGATTCGCGGCGCGAGCGGCGACGCAAAGGCAAGCGAATTTTACAAGAAGCATATCGAAGGGCGCGGATAATCGCGCCCCGAGACGCTAACAACCTAAACCTCACAAGATCACAATTTCTTCAATTTTATAATCTCAAACCCCAAAAACAATGGCACAAGATAATTCCGCCCATTATATTCACAAGCTCGCCGAGCGCTCGCTTCAATACCTTTCGAGCAATGGCATCGCTTTCTCACGTTTCTCAACAAACCTCGCCGAAGGAGTTAGAGAAAAAGGTAACACGGTGCGCACTCGCCTCGCTGGCTCTCTCACCGCTCAAGACAAGAGCACCCCTGGCAAGATCGCCAAGCAAGACGCAAATCTCTCCGCTGTCACCGTAACACTCGACAAGGTCGCCGCCGTCAAGATTGGCGCAAATGACCTTGAGCGCTCTTACTCCGACTTGCAACTCGAAGATGAATTCATCGCACCCGCGTTTGAAGCTCTCAACGAGCAAGTCATGAGCGACGTGCTCGGACTAGCGACTACAGCAAACGGCTTCGACACAGATCAAACCGACGTAGATGTCACCGCTTTCACCGCTGACACTATGGCGAATATTGCCCGCAAGTTGAGCGACAACAAAGTGCCTCATGCAAACCGCTCGGCGCTCTTGTCTCCCGCCCTCATCGAGTCTCTGACAACCGACGGCGCGATTCAGAACGCATCTAGCTTCGGCGACAATAGCGCCGTCCGCGAAGGTCGCGTTGCTCGTGTTAGCGGCATCGACACCTTTGAATATACGGGAAATATCCCGACTAATTCCGAAAATATGATCGGAATTGTCGCTCACCCCCAGGCGTTCGCAATCGCCGCCCGTGAAATCGCCGAGCCCGAGCCTGGAACATGGTATGGGCAAGTGCGCTCTGCCGTGGATAGCGTGACGGGCTTGCCTTTTCAAATCCGGCGTTACTATGATACCGAAGACGAAGAGCAAGTCGTCGAGTGGCAAATTCTCTACGGCGTAGCCGTGGGACAAGTTGCCGCTGGCGTGCGCATCATCGACACCCCATAAGGGTATCGTCAACCCTCTCAAAAAGGGCGGTGGTTGAATAAGCCGCCGCCCTTTTTTTTGCTTAGAAAAACACCGCAACACAACCCCTCATCATCATGCAGAATATTAAGACTCACATCGTTGTCGCCATCAATGGCGAATCGAAACATGAAGCCGATTTCAAAGTCATTCACATCGGCACCGACCGACGCAAAGCTCGCGAAATTTACCTCGCCAACATGGATAACACCGACTTCGACTTCGTCGGTATGAGCACGCTTGCGGGCTTCAAATCTCGCGCCCGCCCGAAGATTGACGTCGAGACTCGCAAGTCTATTGCCGCATCACAAGCGAAGAAGCAAGAAGAAGTCATCAAGTCGAAAGCGGCAAAGGCGAAGGCGGCAAAAGAAGCTCTAGGTGAAGCCGCTATCAAGGCTGAAGCCGAGGAAGAAGCCGCTCGCGAAAAGCTCGACAAGCTCGTCAAGAAGAGCGGCGCATCGGTTGAATCGGACGAGCCCCAGGGCAAGAAGGCGCCCTCGAAGAAGGCAACATCGAAGAAAAAGAGCGGCAACACCGAAGACGGTGCCGACGCGCTTCTCAAGTAAAGCATCCCCCCTCGTGTTGTGCGGGCGGCGTCGGGCTTCGGCTCGGCGCCGCTTTTTCGTGCCCGCACGTTGACTCGGTGCCCTTGAGCAATGGGAAACATCATTCAAGAGATGCTCGCCGAAGACGGCAAGCAAATTGTCGAAGAGATCGGCGACCGCGTGACGTGGAACGGCTCCGAATTCTCGGCACTCGTCGGCGACCCTGACGTCTCGGTTGACCTCGACCAAGGCGGGCTCATGCCGACGGGCGACTTCGTCGTCAAGATTCTTCGCGCCGACTTCGGTGCGGGCTCATTTCCCGAAGAAGGCGACGTCGTGACCTTCGAGGGGAAGCGCTACGTCGTCACACGATCACTCAACAAAGCATCGAGCGCCTGGGTGCGCCTCGACATCGCAACGAACGCATAAGACAAGATGAATTCCGAACTTGAAGAAGGATTAAAGACTTGGCTCGAAGATGAGGGCGTCGCGGTGCCTCTATTCACGGGCTTCACGGGCGACGAGCAACCTACCGACGAGCAAACCGTCACCGTATTCACGAGCAACGCCGAGCGCGTCACGGGCCCGCTCTATCGCGCAACCATCAACTTCATCGTCTCGACACCCCCGCACGACGAGAACACGCCCCAGGCGTCGCTTGCCGATCACCGCGCAACCGTCAACTCGATTCGTGCGCTTCTCGAAGATCACGACGAAACAACCCTCAAGACCTCGCTTGAAGCATCGACGAGCCTCTTCTTTCATGGCGGCTTCTTGCGGAGCGGCGGCGAGGCGACCATCGAGGGCGGGCGATGGGTAACAACGCTCGACTTCCTTGCGGGCATTGCAACCGAAGACATCGACGCTTGAGTTGACATCGCGGGAAGTGGTGAACGCAACCCCTCTCGATTCATGCCCGCGACTTTCGCCGTCTCCAACATCACGAACCTCACCGCCCCGACGGGCGGCTATATCAACGAAGCGAGCGTCGATGAGTCGCTCGAAGTCGCCGAAGTGCGCGACGAAAACGGCGACGTCGTCATCGCAAAGCCGAAGAAGCTCATTACTGTCACCGAAACCATCAAAGGAAAAGGCGACCCCGAAATCTCCGCCGTCACGGCGGGCGGCTTCACCGAAGATACCGTCAAAATTATTGAGGCGAAGGGCACCGAGTCGCAAGACGACTTCCCCGACTTCGAGATCGTCGGGCGCGTCTTCAAGTCGCTTGCGTAAGGCACATTTTTTTACGCATTAATTCAACCCCGTTTCAACATGCCCGCAAACCTCAACGACGTCGGAATTCAAGCCTCTTCTCTCACACTTCTCGAAACCGTAGATTACTCGAAGAAGCTCGAAGAAGCCGTCATCATGGATTCCGATTCGAGCTTCGGCGACGCCGAAGCCTTCAACCCGATCATCGAATTTTCCCTCAAGGGGCGCGGCGACTTGCCGAGCGGCATCGCTATCGGCACCGATGGCGGCGCAAGCGGCGCCGTTGACCTCACCGGCATCAACGACGGCTCGGGCACGCTCATCATCACCAGCGTCAAGCAATCCGAGAGCAACACCGACTTTAACGCCTGGGAATGCTCGGGCACTTATTACCCGAGCGCGTAGAGCTAATAATTCAACACGGCGCGAGCCTCTCGCCCTCACGGGTGACGCTCGCGTTTTTTTCGACATCAACCCGAAGGCAAAGCGGCACGCCTGACAAGAGCCGATAACATCACAACAACACCGATCACAACAGACAATGAACCGAGGCACTCTTTCTCTCGTGCGCGACGACATCGACCCGCGCCGAAGCACAAACACAACTCTCATCGGCGCCGCACTCGCGGCGGGCGCCGACTTCGCAAGCTCGAAGGCTCTTCACGACTCAATCGACGAAGAAGGCAAGCGTCAAGTCACCTGGAGCATGAATGGCGACCGACTCATGCGTTTCTCGCCTGACTTCGACGAAGAAGAAATTGAATTCGCCGAATTCCGCCGCCGCTTCGAGTCGAGCGAATGGTGCGAGGAAAACCCCGACCATCCCATCGCTTTTCTTCGCGCGTATCGCGATCAAATGAACCGATTGCGCGACAAGTTGCGCACCATGAAGCCGATGGCTCGCGTGAAGAAGGGGCGCCGCGTCGCGCTAATCCCCGCCGACACCCCAGCCGCGAAGCGTCAAGAGATTCTCGGCGAGCTTTGAGCCGGCGAGTGCGCACAAAAACACGCAACACCCCTATCACCCCATGAGCGAAAAAGACAACGCAAAGAAGGCTCGCGAAGCCGCACTCACGAAAGGCTTTCACGGTGAAGGCACCGCGAAGCTCGCGGGGCACGAGCTTCGCCCTTTCACCTTCGGCTCTTTCACCTTATGCCGTCGGCTTGGGCTTACCCTCTTTACGCAAGACGGTGCCGCCGACGAGCTCGAAGAAGATGAAGTCATGCGGCAACTTGCCGCTTTTTTCTGGCTTCAATCGCAACCCGTCGAAAGCGTGCTTCAAGCGGTGCGGGAAGGCACCGCCGAGCTCTCAATCGACGCCTTTCAATTCGAGATACCCGTGCACGCATTGCCCGCGATTATGCGGCGCGTCAACGAGCTCTCGAAGCTCGCGAGCGATGCCGCCGTCGAAATCGAAGAGAAGCCCGACTCGAAAGACGACCCCGACGCGCCAAAAAACTGATCGAGCCCTCTTTCGAGGCGAGCTTCGTGTTTGCACTCGGGAAAGGGCGCGTTGACCGAGACTTCGAGCAATGGGTGCTTTGGGAATTACCCCTCACCCGAGCTCTTCAATACTATCACGCCGCCCTTCGATACGCGGGCGAGTGGACGGTGCCCGTTGACCTCATCGGCAACGAAGAGAAGCTCGAAGCCGCAAATCGAGCCATCGAAAAAGCCGTTACCGAAGACACCGAAGAGAGCGACGAATTTGACGAGCTCTTTTAGATAAGGATGAGAAAAGAGCCCCTTGCGCTTGAGCGACATCAAAACGGCACCCTTCCGACGATATGGGTGACACGATTGCCGAGTGCTCGGCTTTGGATTACGCAAGCCGACTATCTCGTGCGGGTGCCCGTCGAAGGTGAGCTCGTCGAGATTCTCGTGCCGCTCGGTTTTCGATTCGACATCGCGAGCGTGCCGCGCGTAGCATGGTCGATAATTGCACCCTTCGAGCTCTCGCTCGCGGCGCCCCTAGCTCACGACTTCCTCTATGAGCGCAACGGGCGCCTCGACGGTCGAGAGAAGCCGCTCACCCGCAAGGAATCCGACGACGCCTTTCTCTACCTCATGAGGCGCGAGGGCATCCCCGAGCTTCGTGCTCGCATCGCGCACGCCGCCGTGAGAGTCGGCGGCGGGCGAGCTTGGCGGCGCTACCTTCGGGGAAAAGGTCGCCGAAATTGACTTCGGCGCCTAGGTAGAATGGCGACGCAACGAAGCAACACGCTCAACATCGACGTCGGGGGCTTCAACAAGGCTCTCGAAACGATGATCTCGCAATCGAAGCGAAGCTCGAAAGCCGTCATCGAAGAGCAAGCGAAGGGCGTCATTCGCAACGTCATTCGCATCACACCCCCAGGCCGAAGCACGAAAGAGTCGCTCGGCGCGGCGGGAAAATACGGGCGGCTCAAGATTGCCGCCGACATCAACAAAGTCTTGCAAGGAGTGCCCGTGAAGCAAGCCGAAGCGAGCGATATGGGCACCATCAAGACGACGCACCGACAAGCTCGAAAACAAGGGCAAGTCACGCACGAGGCGAGCCGAAAGGTGCGCGTGCCGAAGACGATGCTCAACGAATACATTCGCGCGCAAAAGAAGAAAGCGGGGCGCCTCATGGCAGGATGGAGTGCGGCGGCGGCTCGATTCGGCGTGCCAGTTCCCGCTTGGGTGACGGCGCACTCGACGCCGAGCGCCGTGAAGGTGACGGCTTCGGGCTCGAAGTTCCACATGAAGGCGAGCAACCGTTCACCCTACGCGAACAAAATCCGAATGCTTGAGCGCCAAGTGAAGCACGCCGTGCAAGTGCAAGCGGGCAACATGCGCAAGCGAATCGCGAGCAAGATCGCGCAAGACGCTCGCCGTGCGGGCTTCAAGTCGGGGCAAAAGGCGGGCGCCGCCGTCGGGTGAAAAAAAGATGAAAAAAAGAGTTGCATCACAAGGGGCTTGTGATAATCTACTCTCACCATGAAGAAAGCATCAACTCAATCGCTCATCACTCGCATCGGAAAAAAGTCAACCGCCATCAACCGCGCCGCGTACCGCCTTGAAGGTAAAGCCCCAGGCGAAAGCCTCACGGTGCAAAGGCTCGTCGATGACTTCGACGACATGAAGGAAGAGCTCATCGAGCGCGGCGCCTGGGAAGAGGCGTGCGACAAGCACGGCTTCGACTACGGCGTCGAGGGCTTCGATTGCACCGCCTGATTATTCACCCAGGCTCACCCCGAGAAGCCCGAGCCTCACCGCTCGGGCTTCTTCGTGCTTTGACATCGCGCGCTTCTCGATGGCGAGCGAAATCAATGCCGAGCTCATGCTCGAAATCAAGGGCTTCTTGGAAGGAATCAAGAAGTCGCAAAACGCCGCGACGAAATTCTCGAAGAAAGGGAAGGACGGCGCGAGCGGTTGGGGCTCGGCTCTCAAGAAGGTCGCGGGCGGGCTCGTTGCCGTCGGCAAGGCGGCACTCAAAGCCGCCGCCGTAGTCGCTGGCATCGGCACCGCCGTCGCGGGTGCGATGGCGGCGGGGCTCAAGAACGCCCTCGATATGGGCGGGCGGTTTTCAGACCTCGCCGCGCAAATGGGAACGACGGCGGGACGGGCGCGCGTGCTCGCGGCGGCATTCGAGAACAACGGAATGCAAGCCGACGAGACGGCGAAGACCGTCAACAAAATGCAAAAGAGCTTCAACGATGCGGCGAATGGCTTGAGCACCGCGAAGCGCGCCTTCGGTGAGCTCGGGCTCGACCCCGAGGCGCTCATGACGAGCGACCCCGTTGACGCCTTTCACACTATCATCGACGCACTCGGCGGAATCGAGAGCGAATCAAAGCGCACCGCCGTCGCGATGGATATTTTCGGGCGCTCGGGCGGCAAGCTCAACGTGCTCTTGAAGGATAAAGACGCGATGAAAAATGCGCGCAACCTCATCGGCGGGCAAGCCGACCTTCTCGACGAGCACGCCGAGAAATTCGACCGCGCGAGCGACGTGCTCAATCAAGTCAAAACGAAGGTGCAAGGCTTCTTTGTTGGCGTCGGCGCGAAGATCATCGAGCAAATCATGCCCGCAATTGAGGCACTCAACAAGCTCGACCTCACCGGCATCGGTGAGCGCTTCGGCGCCGCACTCTCGGGCGCCCTCGACATTGCAATCGCCATCTTCAAGACTTTTCGCTCGATGAGCCTCGCCGAAGTCGCGAAGCTCTTCGGCGTTGCTATTCGCCTGGGTATCTCGAAGGCAATCAATTTTTTCTGGTCGGGCTTTCAAGCCGTGATTTCCGCTGTCATTACTTATTTTGTTGAAGGCTTCAAGAATATCATTGCTTTCGTCGGCATTCTTGCAACCGCCGATTTCTGGAAAGGAATGCTCAACGCATTCGTCGGCATATCGAAGGTTTTCGTCGGGCTTCTCTTGCAAGGCGCGGGCAAGCTCGTCAACATGCTTCGCGACGCAATGGGCCCGCTCGGCGACGAGCTTATCGGTGACTCTGGCGACGCGCTCAACGAAGTCGGCGAAGGGCTTGTCGATGAAAGTGAAGATGATTTTGCGAATGCGGGCAAAAATCTCGAACCCGCACTCGATAAGGTCGGCGAGAGAATGCGCGAGACGGGGCGAGCCGTCGCTCAAGGCTTTCAACGCGGGCTCGCGAATGCAACCGACATCATCGACACAAGCGGCGACGAAGCCGTGATGGCGGACATCGCGGCGCAAGTCGCAAACACCGCCGCCGCCATCAAGAGCGACCGAGAAAAGAAGAAAGCCGAGACGGGCGCCGCCGAAGATGAGGAAGGTAGCGGCACGACTGACTCGGGCTTGCCGAAGCTCAACTCTCGACTCGCGGGCGCGATCAACACTATTGCGGGAAGAAGCGCGAATGCCGTCATCGCCGCCGAGGCATCGAAGACGAGCGCCAACACCGAGCGCACGGCGAAAGCCGCCGAGGAAATCGCGAAGAATACCGCGAACAATGGCGGCAACCCTAGACCGAAGCCGACGCCCGTATCGAATATGGGTGGAAAATTCGGTTGATTGACACCGTCGCTTTCGCGATGGCGACGCAATCTTTCCGAATGGCGGGCACGAAAGGCTCGCGCGATGACACGGGGCTCTTGAGTATCACCGTGCCCTTTTACGTGCCCGATGAAGCCGAAGTGCTCACCGTAGGCATCGAGCCCCCTTTTGGGCTTGTCGAAGTCGGGCGTGAATGGTCGGACGTCGAAGGAATGAGCGGCTTTGAAGTTACGGTGAATTACGAGGGGCTCGAAGACGGAAAAGACGAGGGCGATGAAAGCATCGAATTCGACCCGAGCTTCGCCGAAGAGCCCATCGAGTCGCACCCCGCCTTCATCACCCTCAAGAACAAATACGGCGGCACCCTCGACGACAAGGGGCGCGTGCAATGGACCGAAACTTATAAGCCGAGCAACTCGGCACTTCAAGCAAACACCGGCACGAGCGAAAAGAAAAACCCGCTCTTCGGCATATCGACTTACCTCTCGCTCAAGAGCGTCTTTCGCCGCACTTACACTTTGCGCGACTTGCCGAATGACATTCTCGACGACCTGGGCGGAATCGAAGAGAGCTTGCCCGATGGCTTCCCGACGCCGAGCGGGCGCAACTGGCTTCGCTTACCGCCGAAACTAAGCAAGCGCGGCAACTCTTATCAAGTATCCGAAGAGCTCATCTTGAGCCCCCCAGGCGGCAAATGGCCCGAGGGCGTGCACGGGCTCATTGAATCCTAAGTAATGGCAATTCCGCGTGAAATTCGCGCGCGGCGCGGCGACTGGATTCTTCCCCGATGGCTCGCGCTCTTGCGCTTCATCGACCGCACGAGTAAAATCGTGCGCGGCGCGGGCGTGCGTGTTCAATACTTGCCGAGCGGCGGCATTCACATTTTCGCCGACGACAATTTCAACCCTTGGACAAGCCCTTTTAAGGTGCGCGTCACCGGCACCGAGGCAACCGTGCGCGAAGGCACCGTCAACGGCGTCGTGCCCGCAATCGGTGACATCAGGCTCGACGGCACCGACGCCGACGGCGCCTTCGTCGAAGAGCCGAAGCTCGAAGTCGAGCATCTCGGCGGCTCTCGCTCTTTCATCGCGCTCAAGCTCACTTTTACCGAAGAGCCCGTTGAATTCGATGCCGCCGACCCTCAAGCGGCGCAAATTGTGCACGTTGAAGAAGTGCACCCGCTCTTTACTCAAGGCGGCGCCGTCATCAATGACGACAACTCGACGCTCTACCCTCTCGCCTCGATTGCATGGAAGGATGACGGCACCGTGCGGCGCTCGTTTCAAATCGTTCACCATAACCTCAATCATCGCTTTGTGCGGGGCTCGGCTTCATTGGGCAAGCCGTCACGTCATCTTTTTTGGTCGGCATGATAGGGGAAAGCGTGACAATAAAGCGGCTCATTCAACGAGCCGAGAGGGCGCGCAAGGAAGTCTTCGAGCTCACCGCCGAGGCATGGAATCGAGCCGTCGAAACCTACGCCCGAAGCCGCCCTCTCATCGTGAAGGGCGACCGTCGCGGCGGGTGGCTTCACCCGTGGCAATTCTCGGTGCGATGGAATACCGACCGCGAGCAATGGGAGGCGCGAATCAACCCCGGCTTTGTCAACGGGCTCGACGCGACGGTGCGGGTGCCGAGCGAGATTGCACCCGAGGAAACTCTCGCGCGCCTGGGTGACATCGAAGACGGCGAGCGCGTCGATTCTCGCCTCACCGAAGAGCCCGACGTGCCGATTCCGATGACGGCGTTGCGCTCAATCGGGCCCGACGGGCCCGCTCTCGGCACGACTGGCGAGGGCTTCGACTCTCGCGTCTCTTATGAGCCAGTGCCCGATTTCTTCGCCGCTCTCGGCGTCGGCGACCCGCCCGAGCAAACCTTCGACACGTTCAAGGGCATCAATACGAGCGCCGACTTCTTGAATCAAGAGAGCCTCAACGCTAGGCGACTTCTTCGAGCCGTTGACGTCGTGCTCAATCAAGACCGCCCCGCCGTCGCGGCGGAATGGCGCACCGGCACGGGCGCCGATGGAACGATTGCGCAATTCGACGTGACCTATGCGAACACGCCTAACCATCGCGACCGCGCTCACGTCGGTTTCACCGTGAAGCATGAGCCCCAGGGTGAGAGCGACGAGGGCGTGCTCGCCCGCCTTCTCGGCGCCGTCGATTCATCACCCTTCGACCGTTTGCACGTCGCAACTATCTACTTCATGAGCCCCCCAGGCGAGCCGGCGGGCGCCGAAGTCTCGAATGAATGGCAACCCTTCGTGAAGCATAGGCTTTTCTGGAATCTCAACCATGCTCTCAATCGGCTTCCCGTCACGGTGCCGAATGACAACCTTACCTTCGACATTCCGCTCGCGGGCGGAATCGGCACCGCGCTTGCAAACACGATTCTCGCAACGAACAACGACGCCCGCGACGCCGCGAGTGAATTTCTCAACGCGCGCTCTCTAAAGGGGCGTTTCTGGACTACATGAGCACCCTCGAAGACGTAGCAAATAACATCGCGAGCCGATACGGCAACGATGAGGCTTTGAGCAAGACGAAGCGCCGAGAGCGTGAGCGGCGCGAGCGCGCACTCGAAGAAGAAGAAAGCGTCGAGCTTGAGCCGTCCTTCCCCTTCACCGTCGTCGAATTCGACCCCGCTTTCTTCAACGTGCCCGCGACCCCGCCCGAGCGCCTTCGCCCGAGCGAAGATTGAGTGCGCACTTTTATGCGCTTTTTTCTTGAAGTGCGCACTTTTATGCGCATTATTGTGCGCATGGCAAACTTCACTCCATCACCCTATCAAGCCGCAATCTTCGACAAGATCGAAAACACGCGGGAAAGCCTCATCATCGAAGCCGTCGCGGGAAGCGGCAAGACGACGACCATCGTGCAAGGCGTCGAGCTCATGCCGCCGAGTGCGAGCATTCTATTCCTAGCCTTCAACAAGGACATCGCAAACGAGCTCGGCGAGCGGTTGCCTTGGCGTTGCATCACGAAGACCTTTCACGCGATTTGCCTCGGCGCATGGCTTCGCTATTGCGGCGGCTCGAAAGACCTCACGGAATTCATCGACGGCGACAAGATGCGCCGCATCGTGAAGAAGGGGCTCAAGCTCACCGACATCGAAATCGAGCTTTACATCGGCTTCGTGCTCAAGCTCGTCGGTTTTGCGAAGAATGCGGGCGTCGGCTTCCTCGTCGAAGACAAGCCCGCCGAATGGCTCAAGCTCGTCGATCACTTCGACCTTCAACTCGATTCCGAAGACGCGACCATCAAAAGGGGCGTCGAGATTGCCCGCGCCGCCCTTCACATGAGCATCAAATACGCCGACCGCGTGATTGATTACGACGATATGCTCTTCATGCCGCTCTTGTGCAAGTGCAACTTCTTTCGCAATGACTTCGTGCTCGTCGATGAGTCGCAAGACACGAATGCCGTGCAACGCGCGCTCTTGAAGAGAATGCTCAAGAGCGACGGGCGCCTCATCGCCGTCGGCGATTCCGCGCAAGCAATCTATGGCTTTCGCGGCGCCGATTCCGATGCAATGGAAATCATCGCCCGAGAATTCGGTTGCGTGAAAATGCCGCTCACCGTCTCTTACCGTTGCCCGAAAGCCGTCGTGAAAAAGGCGCAAGAAGTCGTGCCACACATCGAGGCTTTCGAGGGCGCCTCCGACGGCGAAGTCATCGAGCTCGCGGGCTATACCGAGCACGACTTCACCCCAGGCGATGCCGTGATTTGCCGCAACGTCGCGCCGCTCGTCTCGATGGCTTACGGGCTTCTTACCCGCAACGTCGGTTGTAAGGTGCTCGGGCGTGATATCGGCGAGGGGCTCGTCAAGCTCATCGAGAGGCTCAAGGCGAAGGGCATCGACCGCCTTCTTGAGAAGCTCGAAGAATGGCGAGCCCGCGAAGTCGAGAGGGCTCGCGCGAAAGAAAACGAAGCAAAAATTGAGAGCATCAACGACACCACCGAATGCGTGCGGGCTTTCGTCGGAATGCTCGACGAGAACAACCGCACCGTGCCCGCACTCGTGCGCAAGATTGAGTCGCTCTTCGGCGACGGCGAAGATGAAGACCTCATCACGCTTTGCTCGGCTCACAAGAGCAAGGGGCTCGAATGGCGCACCGTTTACCTTCTCGACGCCGACGAACTCATGCCGAGCAAATGGGCCCGCAAGGCATGGCAACAAGAGCAAGAGCAGAATCTCATTTACGTCGCTTACACCCGCGCAAAGCGCTCGCTTCGATTCATCAATTCGGGCGCTTGGGTGAAAGCCGACGCCCCCGAGAAGGTCGCGGCATGATGGAGTGAAGACCGCCGCCGCGACCCCCTAAGAAGCCCGAGCCTCACCGCTCGGGCTTCTTCTTTTTGACACGACGAGCTTGTCGATCACCTATGCAAGCGCTCGCTTATCTCGACCTCTCACGAAAGAAAGCAACCGAAACGCTCGGCGGCTCGGTTTTTAGATTTCCCTCGCTCACCTATGGGGAAGACGTGACGCTTGCGATTCGATTCGCCGAGCGACTCAACGGCGAGACGGTTGAGTCATCGAAGACCGTGCAAGAGCTTCGCGCGAGCATCGGGCGAATCGACGCTCGCCCCGAGCTCGGAAAATTTCAAATTCTCGTCGGCGATAATCCCGCCGCGCTCGGCACAAACCTCACCGCCGAGATTCCGCACAACGCGAAGGCGAGCACCATAGAGAGCGCCCTCAACGCTCTCACCGTCGTCGGCACAACTTACGGCGCCGCGAGCGTCGAGCTCAAGGGCGAGTCGTGGCTCGTGACCTTCGACGGCGAAGGAGCCGCCGTGCCGCTCGAAGCGGGCGGCAACTCACTTTTTCCGCTCTCTTTTCTCCGCGTGCGGGCGAGTGAGCTCAACGGCGAATTTGTGCACGACCTTCGCCTCATTCAAGCGCCCATCGCCTCGACCGATCAAAGCGCGCGAGTCGTGCCGCCCGCGCCGACCGTCACGACGCTCGAAGACGGCTCGACCGACGAAACGGGCACCGATTACCCCGAGACGCAAAAACTCTTCATTCCGCCGAGCTTTCGCGGCGTTTATCAGATTCGCCGAGGCTTTCGCAAAACCGGAATGCTTGACCGAAGCGATGACGAAGCCGTCGTCGCGAAAGAGCTCAACGACAATCTCACCGAGGAAGACGACGAGCTCTTCGAGTGCACGTTACCGAGCGACAACACTTTTCACATTTCCTTCAAAGGAGCTCTTGCGGGCATTAATCACGACCCGCTTGAGATTGAAGTCTTCGACGCGCCCGAAGGCGACCTCACCTTTACTCTTGACCTAAACACGCCCGAGCTTCACGCGCTCTTGCGAAAGAGCGAAAAGGTGACTTTGCCGATTGAAATTGAAGCCGACATAGAAGACGACAACGACGACTCAATCGTTTACACGCGCACCCTTCTTCGCGACACCGTCACCATCGAGCGCGAGCTTCACTTTGAAGAGCTCTCGACGGTTGCCTCGATTGATTGGCAACGCCCGCCCTTGCCGAAGTCTTACGTGCCCTTTACCGCCGACCAGGTGAGCAACGGGCAAATTCACTATGCAACCGCCGACTTCGGTGACGGCTCGGCGGGCCCGTATGTCATCGACCACAATCTCGACACTCCCCGCATCGACGTCACCATTTACCCGAATTCTTCGAGCGGCGAACCGTTGAAGCTCGGCACTCTCGCCGAAGTTGCGGCGGGCGACGCCGACTTCGGCTTCTCGCGTGTCACCGACAACTCTCTCGAAGTCACCTTCGCGAGCGGGAAAGAGCCCGCTTACAACGATTACCTCATCACCGTTCTCGGGCTTGAGCAAACGAGCTTCTTCGATACTCACACGCACACGATCGAGCAAATCGTCGGGCTTCGCGCGATTCTCGACGACCTGGGAAACCGAGTGAGCGACCTCGAAAACCGAAGCGGCACCGGCAAGCTAAAAGGCGAAGACGAGGCGAGCGGGCAAGCCGCGCATTGGCAACTTCCTTCGCTCTTTGAAGTCTTTCCGAGTCGCAAGTCTCTCGAAGTCGAGCCCGCTCGACTTGTCGAACTCAATCCTTCCGAGCTCGGGCGCGCTCGCGGGCTTCTCGCCGCCGTGCACGACGCGACGACCGAAGACTTGCCCTCGACGATTCCGACGCCCGCCGACGATTACATCGGGCGCGTCTTTGAGAATAACACGGGCGGCACCGTGCTTCTTCCAGGCGGCAAGGGCATTCGCTCGTCGAATCTCAAGGCGGGCGAATTCGCCGCGTGCGACGGGCGCCTTTGGTATCCCGTCACGCGCTACGGCGAGCACGCGAGCGGCGTGACCTTTGCGACCGATTACGCGAGCGACGCGAATGAGCTCGCCGCCGACAACAACGAATTTCCCGACGGCACCATCGTCAACGCCTCGACGACTGACACGTTGCCCGCGCCGCTCGATGACTCGACCGATTACGAGATTCTCAACCGCACCGACGACACCGTCGAGCTCACGACCATCGGCGGCGAAACCCCTATCACTCTCACCGATGACGGCGTGGGCACTCACACGCTCACGAAGAAAGCCGAAACGAGCTATTACCCGACCGCCTTCGAGCGCGAGCTCTTCCGCATCGCCGTCAACGAGCGGCAACTTCGCCTCAAGAAGCGCTTCGAGCTTCGCTTCGCGCTTGAGCTCGCCGTGCTCAAGAGCAACACGTCGGCGCTTTGGAGCGTCGCGATTGAAGTCGGCGAGAAGACAAAGGCGAGCACCCCGTTGCGCACGGGGCGAAACCTCGACTCGATTATTTGGAGGGGCACGCCGCTTCTTGAGCAAGAGATTCTCGTCTCGCCGCTTTCGACTGTGCACCGCCTGGGCATGAAGATCGAGCGCACCCTCGAAGACGCCGTCGATACGCTCACGGCGACGAGCCTCGTTTACGGCGCGACCGAAGGCGCCGTCGCGCCGAAGAGCGCGAACTTCGCGCTTCGCGCCCGCCTCATTCGCTTCGATACCGAAGACGGTGAGAGCGACCCCGAGGGCTTCGTTGCGCTTCGAGGCTTCACGATTGACACTCCGAGCGGGGAAACGCCCGCGACCGAGGGCACCGCCCTCATCAACTGACAACCGACTCTTTCACTATGGCAACCCCCATAATCGACGACCGCACGAGCATTCTTTCAATCGCCGAGGGCGGCACGTTCTCTTTCCAGCCTAGCGCGGCAAACTCGCCGACCTCATGGGCGGCGAGCGGCTTGCCGAGCGGCTTGAGTATCAATTCAAGCACGGGCGCCATCACCGGCACCATCACCGCCGACTCGGGCATTTATCACGTCACGCTTTCGGCGACGAATGCCGACGGCACCGATGAGCTCGTGCTCATCATTCCCGTCTTCGATACTCCCGAAGTCATTGCGGGCGAGATTACGATTGAGATGAATGTTGACCTCATCTCGGGCGCCGTCACCGTGCTCGGCATGGGCGAAGGCGAGCTCTCACCGCCGACGAGCGAGCAACGCGACGACGGGCTTCGCAAGGCGGTGCTTCTCGTGAAGGAGGGCGACCGATTCCCCGTGAGCATCGGCTTCACTCGCGACGGCGTGCTTCAAGATTTGACGCTTCGCTCGCTTCGCATGAAGTGCAAGGAATTCGAGCCCGACGCCGTTCTCGCTCTTCTCGAAGGCGACTTCACGAAGACGGGCTCGGGTGACACGACGCGCTTCGAGTCCGTTCTCAACGTCAAAGAGAGAGCCTTTGCGGGCGTGCTCTCAAATTACGAGGAAGACTTCGGCACTTATCTCGACGCACTTGCCGAAATCGAGTTTTCAATTCTTGTTTCGTCGAATTCTTACGACACGACGAAAGCCGAGAGCTTCACGCTCACGGGTAGCGACACCGAAACCGACACCTTAGTCTTCACGGGGCTTCCCGATATAGAAACCGAAACCGAATACACCCTCGACATCGACCTCGCTGTCACGGGTGCAACCGATCAAAACGCCTCTCTCGCGCTCACTCTCGACATCGCCTTCGATTCCGAGACGGGGCTCTTCGTGCCGAGCAACCTCACCGGCTCGACGAGTGCGCAAGGTGATGTGCCGAGCGCAATTTTTCAATGGCGCTCGACACTCACGCACGTTTCGGTGACTGGCACCGCCGACGGCGTTGAGGTCGTCGTCACCGTAACGACGAGCGACGTCGGCACGGGCGACTTTGTTGTGCTTCCCGAAAATTCTGATTGGAGCATTGTAAGCGGCTCGCTCGTCTTCGACCCTTACGGCGCCTTTTATACCGATTACGAGGCGCGCGACACGAGCGGCGGCGGTGCACCCTTGACAGGCTCTTTTCAGATTGCCGACGGCGACACCGAGAGCACAATTCTCACAACCCTTCAAGCCCTCACCGAATTCTCGGGCGCCGATTCTTTCGAGTCAGTTTCATTCGAGGACGGCATCGGCATCGTCATCGAGCTCAATGCGGGGCATAACGTGAGCGAGATTGAAGACACGCTTGCGGCGGCAATCTACTACCCCCAGGCGGGCAACTCCATCGTGAGCAAGTCGGCTTCGACTTCGGTGCAACTCGCGGGCGACGCAATCGACGATATTTATCGCCGCACAAGCGAAACCTTCGTGCTTCGCACCGAGCGCGACCTCATTGCCGACGCCTAAGTCATGCCCGAGCAAGTGCAAGTCAAAGCGTCAAATGCGAGCTCTCTAATTCGCACGAGCATCGGGCGCATTCAACGCAACTTTCCGAGCATTCCCGAGCACCTTCGGGCTACGCCGATAATCTCGGGCAACTACGTCGTCGCAACTCGAAGCGAGAGCGGCGCCATTGCGCCGACTTACGGGCGCGACGGCAATGCCCCTACCGTTGACGAATGGCTTGCCGACCGACCTATCGGCAACAACCTCTCAAGCCAAGGCGATGGCAAATACACAGGCGTCAACGGGCCCGCGACTTATTACGACGTGAACGTCGGGACGTCGAGCAACTCGGCTTCCCCAGGCTCGGCGACCGAAGCCGAGCTCATTGAGGGGCGAAACCTTCTCGAACTCGAAGAAGTATTGCCATTCATCGACCCTGACACCGTCATCGAATTCGACACATTGACGACCGACGACGGCATTACACTTTATTACAACGCGCGCCTCTTCGATGAGAATGCGCCACCTTCAAACCTCATGAACTACCCGACCGCCGAAAAGCTCGCGAGAGAGAAGGGCACGCCCGTCGCTCGCACATCATGGCGCGATTCCGAAGGTAAGCCGACACAATGGCTCACCTATGAGAAAGGCGCCTTCTACCTCTACACGACGAGCGCGAGAACCATCGTGCGAGCCGACACCTTAGATGAAGCCGATTTTCGCGCGAACGACTGGCAGACCCCGAGCGGGTGCTCGGAAACCGTGCCGACTCAAGCCGACTTAGGGGGAGAGTCTCAAGCCGACGAGCCGACCTTCGACATTCTCAACCCGCCTTGCTCGATTGGTTGACGTGAGCGCTTGCGTGAATGATTTACGCAATCTTTCCTCACACAACGAAAAACCCCGCGCAAGCCGTGCGGGAAATAAAGCGGCGAGGGAAACGCCCCGCGAGCTTCGGATTCCAGGGCGTCGGCGCGAGCATCGAATCGCGAAGCATCACGAGCGAAGAAGTCGCCCGCGACTTTCTCGCGGCTCGATCACTCACGGGCCGAGTCGTTGAATTCGATGAGTCTCAATTTACCGTGCGCGAATTCAACGCGCCGCCCGTGCTCGACAAAGTGCGGGAAAATGTTGCTCTCTCTAAGTCACCCGACAGGAGCGCCGACAAGGTGAAGCCGTGCGACGTCTTGAGCGTCTTCTTTCATGACTTCCCGACCTGGGTGCAAACGCGAGGCGTGCGGCTCGGTGAATTCTTAGGGAAGCGCGACATCGAGCACGACTTCTTTTTCACTCGTCACGAGACGAGCGCACAAGACATCGAGAAAGCGATTCGAGCGTCAGGGTGCAAAGTCTTCTTAAACGAGCTTTGCGTCACGCGCCCGCACGTCATCGAGTCGCTCGCTCAAAAATTCCCATCGGTGCGCTTCGTTTCCATCTTTCACGCCGCGCCGAATTACACGAGCACTCAACCCGACTGGAAAGAGCGCACTTTCGACACTCTTCTCGCAACGACTCGCTCTCGGAATATCGTCGCCGCGACCGTCATGCCCGCCGACCGATTCGACGACTTCAAGGGCGCAAAAGTCGTCTCGCTTCCGAATTTCTTCGAGCTTCCCGAGGGCATACAAACGCCCACCAGGGGCGACCGACCTTTCACTCTCTCTCTCGTCGGGCGTCGCGACGTCGTAAAGGGCACTCATGCCGCCGTCTCGACAATTTGCCGACTCCATCAAAGGCGCGACGACGTCGGCGCTCTTCTCATCTCGAACAAATTCGACGACGGGGACCGCGCACGCATCGCTTACGAGGGAGTGCGGGCGAGCTTCGTGAAATGGGGTGACTGGCAAGAATATCTTCAACTTATTGCCAACACGGTTGACGTCGGGCTTCAATACTCGCTCACAGAGAGCTTCAATCTCGTTGCCCTTGAGCATCTCGCTCTCGGCAAGCCCGTCATCGGCTCGCACGCAATCGAATACTTGCCGAAAAAATGGAAGGTGAACCCGCAAGACCCCGCCGAGGGCGCGCGCGTCGCCGAAGACATCTTCGACAACCTCGAAGAAGAGAGTGCTCGCGCGGTGCGCACCGCGAAGCGCGTCTCGAAAAAGTGCAACGAAACCTTTCTCGATAACATCAACACCCTTCTCAACTCTTGAATTTTTTCATTGCGACCATCGGGCGAAGCGGCTCGATTTGGCTCTCTTCAACTCTCAACAAGGGCTCGCACACGGTGCTTCACGAAGAAGCCGACGAGGCGCCTCAATCGCACATGCGCCCCTTTGCGCCCTTCCCGATTCACCGATTCGCCCGCTCGAATTATGGAGAAGTGCACGGCTATCTTCGCTATCATTTGAGCGCGCTCAACCTGGGCGCCGAGATGCTCGTTTCGCGCCGCGCGGTGCTCAAGCGCGGCGTGCGAAAAGTCGTGACGTCATGGATGAATCGAGACAACCGCACGCCCGAAGTCGATGAGCTCGGCGCCGTTATTTTTGAAGTGCTCACTCAACAACGCTATCTTGACGAATGGGCGAAGGCTTCCGGCTCGCGCGTCTTGCACCTTGAAGAGCTCTCGACCGACTTGCGAGCTCTTACCGATCTCTTCGACTGGCTCGGCATTGAAACTTACAAGCCGACCGAAGCCGACCTCTCGCCGAAAAACGTCAACGACAACGGGCGGCGCAATATATGGTTTTCATGGGATGACCGAGCCGAGGCGCTTCTTCAAAAGCTCGCCGCAAGGCAAAAAGTCACCGTCGATTGACACGTCAACTTGAGCGCAATGAAGCTCGCAATCGACCTCGACAACCTCACTTTCGTCAACCCTCTCAACCCGAGCGTCGCGGCTCGCGAAGTCTCTATGAGGCGCGACGACGTCTTGCCGCTCGAAGTCATCTTCTTTAAGGGTGGGACACGCTTCGAGCTCGCCGACGGCACGACCGTCTCGGGGCAACTCAACGAAAAAGACACTTACGGCGGCGCGGGGCTTTCTAGCGATTCTTCCGCCGACAAGACCGGCACGGGCGTCGATTCCGTTTACACGCTCGACTTTGACCTCTCGGGCGCCGCCGTCGATTCCGCCTTCACCGCCGAAAGCGATCCGGCTTACCTCAACGCGCTTCTCGAAGTAAAGCTCGACGACGGGACGCATACACAACGCACCGCGCCTCTCACCGTGCGGCTTCAAAATGCCGTCGATCAAGCCTAAGTAATGGCCCGCCCTCTAATCATTCGCCCCGTAATTCGACCGACCAGCGAGCGCGAGCGCTCGCGCGGGGCGAGGCTTTTCTTCTTCGGCTTCCGAGTCTCGATGACTCTCGAAAAGGCGCGCGAGCTTATTTGCAACCTCTTTTCTCGATTCCGAAGATGAAAATGTTTGCACCTTTTCTCAACTCGATTCATTGGAGCGGCAAGGGGCACGACATCAGCGCCCTTCTCGCCGCCGCCGTCGCAACTCTTTCGGTGCACGCCGTCGGTGAATGGCTTCAAGTCGGCGTGCTCTTTTTTACCATTATTTTTCTTGTGCTAGGAATCGTCATGAGATGGCAAAAGCTCAAGCTCGGCATCGTCGCCGAAGTAGACAAAGAAGACGAGCCCATCTTGAAGGTCGGCGAGCCCATCGACCCGCCGAAGAGGCGCCGAGATTGACACGGGCTTTTTTCGTGAACACGCGCAACCGCGCACAACCAACACGAAAAAACGTCATGAACGAAACACCGAAGCCCCTCGAAGGTCGCAAGACTCTTCTCATCAACGCCATCATCGCCTTCTCGGCACTTTATCCACCAGTAGGCGAATTCGTGCAAGCGAATCCCGAGCTCGTGCTCAACGGCGTCGCTCTCGTCAACATCGTCTTGCGCTTCGTCACGAAGGGCAAAGTGCGCCTCTTCAAGTGAGACGCGCGCTTATAGCGATTGCACTCTTCTTCGCGTCGTGCGCGTCTCGTGAACAACACGAGCGCGCACTTCGCGAGCTTCAATTCATCCCGCACGATGGCGGAAACCGAGAGCATCTTGAAGCGACTCGCTTCGCTCTTGAGCGAGCTCTTGAAGAAGCTCGACTTCACGAAGGCTTTCTCGGTGACGATTACGATGAAACCCTCACCCGACTCAAAGAGCTCAAGTGAAGCCGACGCCCGCGTCAAGACTGGCGTGAATCAATCTACGCTTAGAGAGAATCGCTTCGGCGCGCAAATCGTTCGCTTCGAGGCTCACCCCGACGACCTGACTCGACGCACGCCCGAAGGGCACCTTGACGTCGTCGGGCTTCCCGCGAACGACGGCGGGGGCACCTGGGAAATCGGCGGCATCAATTCTTTTCACCCCCAGGCTCGCGCGAAGTTGCGGGCAATGGCGCCAGCCGACCGCGAAGCCTTCGCCGCCGAATATGTCGAGGCGTATGCACGCAAGGGCACGGGGCTTTTTAAGCCGACTGCATTACGTGCGGGCACCGAACTCTTCGTGCTAGATTGCGCCTTCAATCGCGGCCCGACCGCCGCTTGCGACATTTCGCAAGATGCACTCGTGCGCCTGGGCTTCTCGATGGAAGCGATGGGCGGCAAAGGGTGGGGAATGCGCACCCGAAGCGCTCTTCTTATCGCCGATAAGCGGCACGCCTCTCGAATCGTCACCGAGCTTCGGCAAGCCCGCGAGCGATATGAGAACGCTCGCGACGCCGCGAAAGGCGTGCGAGCAAATCTTCGCAAAGGGCTCGTCAATCGGTGGAACAAATGCGCCGAGATTGCTCGCGCATGGAATGCCGACGCCGACGTTGCCGAACCCGAGCCCGAGCCGAAGCCCGCAATCGTCCTCGCCGAGCCCGAGAAAATCGTTTTGCCGCGCGAGGGCGACGCCTCGCTCAATTCGTTTTATGGGACCGCGACGCCGCAAGGAAACTTTCTCGAATGGTTTAATTTTCCGTGCGACAACGTGCGGCTTTATTCTCGCACGGGTGCACATCTCACCGACCGAGACGGCGACGGGAACGACGAGCACCGAGCTCACAAGCTCATCGTCGGGCGCCTCGAAGCCGCCTTTCGCGAGCTTTACGCGAAGCTTGGCAAGGAAGAATTCGAGCGGCAAGGCTTGCAAGTTTACGCGGGCGCCTTCAACTACCGCAAGAAGACTTCGGGCGGCTCGCTCTCAACTCACTCTTGGGGCATTGCAATCGACATCAACCCAGGCCCGAACGGGTGGAAGCACTACGGCACAACCTTCACCGATGCGACCTTCGACATTTTCGAGAAGCACGGCTTCTTGAGCGCTTTCCGCGCCTGGGGGCATGACGCAATGCACTTACAAGCCGCAATCCCCTATATTGCGAGCGGCTCGTACTACGCGAAGCACGGCTTGCCGAAGAATATCGTCACGGCGTGAGGCTTTGACATTAATTGCCGAGTAGTATGCAAGAAGACTCGGCGGGCGTGACTCGCAAAGAAATCGGCGACGCCTACGTTGCAAAACTGTCGGAATTTGAGAGCGTAACCGCCGCCGCTCGCGACGCTTTAGCAAATCACCCCGAGCTTCTCGGTAACGTCGAGAACGCGCGCAACGCGATCAAGCAAGCTAGGTCGCGGGCAATGAAGAAAGCGCGAAAAGACCCGCGCCCGCCTCAAACTCTCGAAGAATATGGGATTGCCGAAGGCTTCAAGGCAAAAGGTCGATCTTCTTATTACAACAAAGAAGGCGAGCTCGGTGGTGTTTGGATACTTGAGCGAGAAGATGCTGAAAAGCAACGCGAGATTCTCGAAGAAGCCCTCGCGGCTCTTTCTCAAGACTTGCCGCGAGTCGCGCCGATACCGGCACCCGAGCACGGCATCGAATCGCTTTGCAATCTCTACACGCTCACCGACTGCCATCTCGGCATGATGGCGAGTGCGAGCGAAGCGGGCGAAGATTGGGGGCTTGATAAGGGTGAAGAGATTATCGGCAAAGGCTTCGACTGGCTTATCAAGGGCGCGCCGAAAGCAAGAAAATGCGTGATTTCACAACTCGGCGACTTCCTGCATTCCGAAGGGCTTGAAAGCCTCACATCAAGAAGCAAGCACTCACTCGATCAAGACGCTCGACTCGGCGACATCGTTCGCGCCGCGATTCGACTCTTGCGACGAGTTGTTGATTCGGCTCTCTCGGTGCACGAAGAAGTCGAGCTTGTCGTTGCCGAAGGAAATCACGACGAAGCCGCGAGTATCATTTTGCGGGAATCTTTCAAAGTTATTTATGAGCGAGAGCAAAGGCTCACCGTTCTCGACGGCGTCGGCGGCGGCGACTTGCCCTTCTATGAGACGACGCACGGCGACACGATGCTCGGCTTTCATCACGGGCACATTCGCAACGTCAAGAGCAAGGGCGCCGCGCAAGGGCTCGCGCTTCTCTTCGCGAATGGAGAGGCGTGGCGAACGACTCGCAAGCGATACATTCACACGGGGCACCATCACGACGAGGCGCTCATCGAAGTCACGGGCGCAAAGTGCTTCGCGCACCCGAGCTTCATCGTGCCCGATGCTTACGCGAGCCGAAACTTCGGCGGGGCGATGCGCCACATGACGGCGCACACGTATCACGCCGAGCACGGGAAAGTCGGAGAGAACACCGTGACGCCCGAGATGCTCGGGTAAACCCCAAGCGAAAAAAATGCGCATTTTAATGCGATTTATGCTTGCATCGCAAGGGGCTTGTTGTAAATTCTTCTAATGAACGGCAAACAAATTCACACTCTCGCAAACGAACTCACCGAAGCTCAAGTCGAAAACATTCTCGCTAACTGGCAAGAAACCGAAGACAAGGCTCTCGAAAACTTCAAAAGCCTCGTGCGTCTCGGTGACTCTCGCGAGCTCGCGGTTGCGACTGCGATTTCGCAAAAATACCGCAACGACGCTTCGGAAGTTTACCGCGTCGCTTACGAGTCATAAACTCTCAAACAGTAGGGGCTTGATAATGCAAGCCCCTTGTTGTATATTCACACCATGACCGAAGAAGAAGAAAAGGCTCTCGCCGCTTACCGTGCGATGCGTGCGGGCGGGGCGAAGGGCGGCAAGGCAACCGGCGACGCGAAGCGCCGCGACCCAGAGCACTATGCAAACGCGACGCTCAAGGCGGCAATCGCACGAGCCCGCGCGAAAGGCTTGCACCTCTACCTCGTCGCGCATCGCTCCGGCGAGCGACGAGTGCAAGCCGCCGACGATACTGCCGCGAAGAAGCGCGCCGTCGAGCTCGACAAGAGCTTCGAGGGCAAGAAGCTCACCGCGAAACGCCTCTCGTGAGGCGTCTCGCCTGGGGCTCGAAAAAAAATCGCATTTTTTTGCACTTTCCCCTTGCATAGCAAGCCCCTTGTGATAATCTATTCCCATGAGCGCAACAAATCTCACACTCGACCTCGACAAAAAACGCCGTGGGCACTACTCGAAGAAGGTCGGCGGCATTGAAATCTCGATCACGAACGCAACCGAAGAAACCGGAATCAAAAGCGACTGGCAACTCATCATCACCGACGACGCGAATGAAAATGAAGAATGGGTGATTTTGAACGAATTCTTTCCGACGAAGAGAGCGGCGACACAATTCGCCGTTGAGTGGGTAGTCAATAACTAGAATCGCAACATCAAGCCCCCCCCGAAGAGCCGCTCACGCCGAGCGGCTTTTTTCGTCGGGAAACGGCACGACGCTCTCGGGGAAGAAGAAGCGCGCTTCGCCGCCCTCTTCGCAATACTCGAAGAGCTCGCCCGTGAGCGTCTCCACCGAGAAGCGCCGCTCATTCGCATCGACGACGATGCGCTTGACGAGAGAGCGCACATTTTCGCCGAGGCGCTCGTCGTCGTCAATGGCGATAAACTCACCCCCGCCGACCTGGGGCTCGGCTTCGGCGCCGAGAAGCCGCTCTTCGAGGGCGGCGCGCTCGTCACCCAGGCGCCGAAGCTCTTGCTCGATGGCTTCGACGTAGCCATTCGCGAGCACCCGCGCGAGATTGCCCTCTTTCGCTCTCACGGCTTCAATCTCAAGCCGCAAGCGCTCGGCGGCTCTCGTGTCATGCGAGCGCTCAACGCGGCGCTCTTGAGCCTTCTCGAAGAGCAAGGCGAAGAGCGCTTTGAATTCGTCGTAATTCCATGACTTCGACTTCTTGCTCGAAATCTTCGTCGAATTCGCGCGAAGGTAAGAGTAAGTGCGCCCGCTTCGCCCTCGACACTTTTGCGCGTGCAAGGGCTCGCCGTCGGGCGTGAAGATGAGCCCACGAAAGGCGTTATTCATCGGCGCCTTCCCGCCGCCCCGTTGCCGCTTGTGAGCGGGGCGCATGAGTTGCGCCTTTGCCCATTGCGCGGGCTCGATAATTTGCGGGTAATATTCGGCAATAGGAGCGCCGACTGGCTCGCGCTTGCCGTCCTTCGTCGCGTGCGGCTGATACTCGCCGAGCACCGCGCGCCCGTCGAGAAGCCGGCGCACCGTTTGCACACTCCACGACTTGCCCTTGCGCAAGGTCGGCACGCCCTCGTCGTTGAGCCCGCGCACGACCGCGCAAAGCGCTTTACCCTCGCAAATCTCATCGAAGACGCGCCGCACTATTCTCGCCTTCGTCTCGATGATGCGCCAACTGTCACCCGAGCGCTTGAGCCAATTCGGCCCGCGCGTCGTCACGACTTCGGTGCGGGCGAGCTCGTGCTTTCGTTCCCAGGCGGCACGCACCCGCTTGCTCTTCGTGAGGCTCTCTTCGTGAGCCCGCATGAGAATCGTGATTGAAACGATGAGCTTCGTCGGCTCGGCGTTGACGCTCGCGGAATCGTAAACGGCGCCGTCGGCGAGCGTGACGACGTGCACGCCGGCGTCGATGATTCGCAAGATGAGCGAGACGGCGCGCGTTATCTCGTCGCGCGTGATTCGGTCGAGGCTCTCGACGAGAAGGAAAGAGCCGCTCGGCACCCGCCCGCCTTCGGCGAGCTTCATGAAAGCGGCGAGAGCACCTTCATGCGCATTTTTGCCGCGAAAGGCGCTCACGCCTAAGTCGGCGAAGTCTTCGACGAGCTCGGCATCATGCCGCTCGCACCATTCGCGAGCCGCCGCCGTTTGCCGCCGCACCGAGTCGCCGCCCGCCTGGGCGAGCGACGAGAAGCGCGTATAGGAATATGCGAGGGGGCGAAGCATAAGTCGAGCATTACAATGCGCATTTTTTTACGGAATGCAACAACGAGCAACATCTTCGCTCTATTCCATAAAACGGCGCAAGTTGCTTAAACCGAGCCACTTGAGACGTCGCCGCGCTCATCAGCGACCGCCCTCGCGGCTTCTTCGATGCGAGCTTGCGAGCGCGTCTTTCGCTCGCCTCTCACCGTCTTATTGTGAGCGTCGAGAAGAGTCTCGACGAGCTCGCTCAAGCTAACACCTTCTTGATCGGCTATAAGCCGAGCCTCTCTAACAACGAGAGAGTCGAGCGTCATGTTGACTCGGGGCTTCTTGTTTTTGATTTTCGGTCTAGCCATTTTATCAGGGTGACAATGTTGAAGATAGGTGCACCCGAACAAATAATCGGGTGCGCGCTTTTATACGCACTCGAAGCACCTTCGCAAAGCAATCGCTTTTCGTCAATTCCGATTCTCAATCGTGAAGGAAATTTTAATTCTGGAAAAATTGATATTTTCGCTTGAGTCGCGCATTTCGGTGCGCATTTTTCCGATCATGGTTTCAAATACAACACCCGACCCCGACAATCAACACAAGGGCAAATTGAGCCTCAAACTCGACGCCGCCCTCATCACCGAAGCAAGAAGCAATCTTCGCGGCGACAAAACTCTCGATTCTCTCATTGAGAGTCTTCTTCGCGAAAAAATCGCCGAAAGCAAGAACCCCTCTCGATGATGCGCATTGCCTCGCTCAAGAGCGCTCGCCCCCTGGGGCACGGCGGCGTTGCCGTTGACAAGGGTGAGCTTGTCGATCGGCTCTTCGCACTCGTTCAATCAACGACAAACAACAACGCACAACCGAAAAACGCACATGAAAATCAACATCACTCGCGGGAAGAAAACCCGCCCGCAAAAACTCGTCATCTATGGGCCAGAAGGCGTCGGCAAGACGACGCTCGCCTCGCAATGCCCGAAGCCTCTCTTCGCTGATTGCGAGGGCGGCACCGATCACATCGACCTCGCCCGAGTCGAAGTGCACAACATAGCGGAATTCCGCGAGACGTGCCTTTATCTCATTCGCGACAATTCCGAAAACTTCGAGAGCTTCATCGTTGACACCGCCGACTGGCTCGCCGCTCGCGACGTCGAAGAGATGCTCGGCGAGGACGAGAAAGATTCCGTCGAAGACTACGGTTACGGGAAGGGCTACAAGAAAGCCGAAGAGCGCTTTCACGAGCTTCTCAAGTTGCTCGACCGCGTGAAGAAGTCGGGCGTGCACGTCATTCTTCTCGCGCACTCGAAAGTCATCAAATTCGAGGAACCCGACAAGAGCGGCTCTTACGACCGTTACGAGCTCAAGCTCGAAAAAAAGGTCGCGCCGCTTCTCAAGGAATGGTGCGACGCTCTTCTCTTCCTTAACTTCGAGACGCGCATCGTCGAGCGCACGAAGGGGCAAGAAGGCAAGAAGCGCGGCATCGGTGGCACGAAGCGCATCTTGCATTGCGAGCGTGACGCCGCCTTCGACGCGAAGAATCGGCATGGAATGCCGAAGACGTGCGAAGCGACCGTCGAAGAGCTCAAGCCGATTCTCGGCTTCAAGGGTGACGAGCCCCAGTCGGCGCCAAAAGTCGAGCCGAACAACGACGCCGAGAAAGCCGAGCAACTCGGCGAAGCTCTCGACCGTCGTGCCGAAGAGGCGAAGCCCGAGCCCGCCGAAGCCGCCCCGAGTGCCGAGCCCGATGAGCGCGGCGAAAGCATCAACGACGCCTTCGCCGACCTCGTGAATCGCTCGGGCGGGCGCGAAGCCGTTGCGGCTTTTCTCGAAACCCGCAACAAGGACATCGACGAGCTCGACGGCGCCTATGTTGCCCGCGTGCTCGAAAACTCCGGCGCCTTCACGAAAGCCGTCGCCGAGCACTCGAAGAAGCTCGCCGCCGCTTCTTGATATGGGTGCCGTCATTCGCACAAGCGCGCTCCCGAAGCTCGCCTCTTGCCCGTGTTTCATGGGCAAGGGCGGCTCGGCGGGCCCATACGCCGCGCGCGGCACGCTCGCCGACGAAGCCTTTCGACTGGCGAACATGGGCGAGAGGCTCTTCAAGTGCAAATGCGGGCACGCATTCGACAAGTGCAATCATCGAGGAAATCTTCGCGCCGAATGCCCGCAATGTTCTCTCTCATTCAAGGCACGAGAGCCCGAGAAAATTGACCCGCTCGATGTGCTCGACGCACGCATCGAGGCAATCGCCGACGAGCACGGCATTCCGTTCAAGCCCGCCCGCAAGGGCGTCGAATGGGCGCTTGAGAAGATGCAAGAGCTTGCGGGCGAAGGCGTCGAGTGCATCACCGACGAAGCCGAGCTCACCGTTGACGTCGAGGGGCTTGACGCCGACTCGGTTGCCGACGGCAATGCGCCCGACGCGCTCGTCGGCTTCGACCTCAAGACGGGGAAGGTGAGCAACTACCTTGAGCAAATGGCCGGCTATGCGCTCGGCTTTATGGCGGCAAACTTCGCCGACCGTTACACGATGCACTTGCTTTTTTGCGACGCGCAAGAAGTCGTCACGCACGCCTTCACTTATGATGAGGCGCGCAACATCGTGCTCGGCATTCGGGCGAAAGTGCTCGACCCCGACCGCAAGCCCGTCGTGAATCAACATTGCTCATGGTGCGCCCTCAATGAGACGTGCACCCCCAGGCTCGAAGCCGCTCAACGAGCGCTCGAATACGCGAACGGGCTCAACGTGCGCGAGGGTATCGGTGAGATTCTCGGCTCACCCTCAAAACTCTCGGCTTTCCTCGATGCGTGCGACGCACTCAAAGGCTTCGAGAACGTCGCGCAAAACCGCGCAAGGTGGAAGCTCGAAGAGGGTGAAGAGTTGCATGGGTGGGCATTGACGCGCGTGCTCGGCATCGGGCACGTCACGCCCGCCGCCGCGAAGATGCACACGAAGAAATTGCCGAAGGGGCAAGAGCTCACGCTCGAAAAGCTCTTCGATGCTCTCGGACCTCTCACCCCGTTTCAATTCAAGAATATCATGAAAGCCGTCGAGAAGCCATTGCCGAAGCGATGGCGCTCGAAGGGGCGCCCCTCGACCTACCTCATGCGGGCGCCGAAAAAGAAAAAAATTTGAGTTGAAGCGTGCATTTTAGTGCGCACTCTTCGGCTCACCTTACAAAACAACAACCAACAACCAACAACCGAAAAAAATGCCTAGCTACATAAGCGGACAACAAAGCAAACGAACAGATTGCCACAAAGACGGCAATTACCTTCTAGCCGTCATCGGCGCCGAAGAAAAAACGAGCTCGAAAGGCTCGGAAATGATCGAGCTCAAGCTCGAAGTCATCGGGCCCGACATCGAAGAAGGC